CTCCCACTGGGAATGCCAGCGCCGCGTTGATCTCTGCGGTATGGGTGCAGGCAGGCGCACGTGTCCTGCCGCAAGCATAGTCAGGTGATGGCATGAGGATCAACCTGTCAACCCTGTATGCGGGTCCGCGTGGCAGCTTTGGACCGGGTGTTTGTGATGTTCCTGCAGATATTGGACAGGAACTGATTGAGGCGGGCGTAGCAATTCCGGTCAAGATGGAAACTCGCGTGAAACCGCAGAGTGAGGGAACCCCATGTACCACCCGTGGACGTGGCCGGTCTGCTTCCAAGGCTGAACCCAAGGATGATGCGTCCTCTGACGAAGAAGTCGTGTCTGACGAGGAAGAAGCCAAAGGTTAAGGAATAGCGGGCGAACTGGCCGCCCGTTTACCACGTGGGTCAGGTTGACCACCTTCCCAACCTGACCCACACCCCGAGAGTCTATGAACCTGACCGTCATTACCCCACCTGAAGAAGAGCCTGTTTCTGTAGAAACGGCGAAGCAGCACATGCGTGTGGATCACAGCGCAGATGATGCGTTGATTGAAACGTACCTGAAAGCTGCACGTGAGTATGGGGAAGGATTGGCGCGTCGTGCTTTTGTGACCCAAACCCTGCGGCTGGTAGTTGACACCTGGCCTGCGGTTCTGAAACTGCCAAGGCCACCATTGCAATCGGTGGCGTCGGTAACCTACCTGGACCGCGATGGCGTAACACATGAGTGGACTGACTTTACTGTGGACAATCGCAGTGAGCCCGGCCGGGTGATTTTTACTGCCACCCCAAACGCATTGTTGGCAGAGTCTGGAGCCATCTCGGTTGAGTTTGTTGCAGGGTATGGAGCAGCAGCAGATGTCCCTAGCGGTTTTGTGCAGGCAATTTTGCTGACAGCAACACACTGGTACGAAAATCGTGAAGCGGCGATGGATATCCCATCAGGTGCAAAGGCTCTTTATATGGCAAATCGCGGGAGCTGGTTCTAATGGACTTGAACATCACGATGGGTGACCTGCGCGATCGCATCACCTTCCAATCACCGACTATCAGCAAGAGTCCTGGCGGGGGGCAGGTGACAGCATATGCCAATGTCGCGTCGAACCCAAATGTCTGGGCGTTGGTGGTTTATGACCACGGGCAGACCATCGTTATAAACGAAGCAGAAAAAGCAGAGCAGCGTGCAACGGTGACAATCCGTTACCGCATCGATGTGTCTGATAAATGGCAGGTGCTGATCGATGGAAATCCGTGGAAGATTATCAGCCCGCCTGACCATGTGCGTGGAAAGAACCGCTGGACCGTCTTTCGTGTCGAGCGTGTGACAGGGACGGTCTGATGAAAGGTGAACTTTCATTCAAAGGTTTGGAAGAATGGATGGAAGATCTGGTTGCTGCAGGTGAAAGCGTGGATGATGCGGTCACAGAGTTGCTGGGTGAAACTCCACCTTTCATCGAAGAAGAACTGGTCGCGCAGCTGAAAAAGACTTCAGAGGCGTATACAGGCGAAACAGCATCCACCATCCAAGTCAGTGGAGTCCAACAGGCAGGCAATTATCTGTTTGTAGACGCGACGGTGGGTGGCAAAGAGGCTCCCCAGGCAGTTTACAAGGAATATGGCACGTCCCGCCAAGTTGCTGAGCCGTTCGTACGTCCGACCTTTCGTGGTCATCGGCTGAAGAACAAACTCAAGGAAGGCATGAAGAGCATTATGCAAAGGTTCGGTCTATCCAAATGACGACCATCTTTGAACGAGTTGAGACTGCCTTGGGCACCATCAGTCCTGCTGTACCGTTTGCGCTATCGCCCTATAAAGGCGACCTGCCCAGCGCGTACATTGTGCATCAGTTGATCAACTCGCATCCAGAGCAACATGCCGATAACGAAGAAACAGAACGGTCATATACCGTCCAAGTCACGCTGTGGGACAAAGCAGGCATCCCATCCATAACCAGTGTGGACGCTGCCATGAAGGCGGCAAATTTAGAAAAAAGCGACGTGCGCCAGATTTCGCAGGATCCACAGACACATCACTACGGGCTGGCGGTCGAATATGTATATTTTGAAACACAGGAGTGATACCCATGACAAAACAATATAGTGTTGTTGGAGTCGATCGAGCATATTATGCGCTGGTCACTCAGGACGACAAAAACGGCTATGTGGTTGGTACGCCCAAACAGTTGACCCAGGCGATGGAGCTCAAAGGCACCACTGAAGTGTCGCGTGAAGATCAATATGCGGACAATGCACTGCATGACGCCGCACTGGCGGAAGGCCCCACCACCTTTGAAATGATCGGACCCAACATTGCCGAGGAGATCATTGCAGAATTGCTTGGTGAGGTCTACGACACTGCCAGTGGCCGCATTTTTGATGATGCAGATGCCACGCAGGTCGTTTATTTTGCATTTGGCTACCGCTTCAAAAAGCGGAATGGTAAATACCGCTATCGCTGGTATCTGAAATGCCAGGCTGAAAAGCCAGGTGAGGAGGCTGTCTCTGAGAGCCCCACTCCGAACCTGAAGCCATCCACCCTGAAGATTTCTGCATACAAAACGATCTTCGAATTCGACCTTCTCGGCGATGGATCGCGGATGAGTGGCGTAAAGCGTGTGCGTGGAGATGAAGATCTTCCCGACTTCGATCCGTCTACCTGGTTTGATGCCGTGCAGATCCCTGTGGCTGGTACTCCAGATGCATTCACTGTTTCTTCAAGCCCGGCCGATGGAGCAATTGACGTGTTGGTCGAGGCAAACATCGTGCTTACCTTTAGCAATGCCCTGGCTGGCGGACGCGAGGCTGGTATTGCGCTGGTCAATGCGGATACACAAGCGCCAGTTGCTGTCGCTCGCACAATCAATGATGCACGCAAGATCGTTACGCTCAACCCATCCTCCGATCTGAGCGCTACCACTGATTATCTGGTCGTTGTTCACGATGTAGTGGACATTCACGGTCAGGCATTGGCAAATACGGTGATCAGCTTCACCACAGAGGCATAAATCAACAGCGGCAGCCGTTGTGGAACGGCTGCCGCTGACAGGAAGGATTCAACCATGACAGAATTATTAAATCTCAAATTGTACGGGCCGAATGATGAAGTGTCGCGTGAATTGACCCGCTCAATCATTCCTTGGGGGATTCTGGAGAAGGCAATTGACTTGCAAGAGCAGTTCCAGGATATGAAGGTCGATGCGCAAGGTAATCCTCAAAATATCTCGCGTGAAAAAATCGCTTCACTCACGGAATTTGTGATCTTTGTATTCGATGACCAGGTCACTGCCGATGAACTGAAGCGGTATGCCAGCCTGGGCGATATGTTTGCCGTTTACACGCAAATATTTGCTATGGTCACAAAGGTCATGGAGAAAAACCCTATTACAGCCCTGACGCCGACGGACAAGAGTCTGAATACGGTGAGGCAGGGCAAGAAACGAAAAAGATAAACAACTGGGCACGCAGGATCAAGTACACCTTGCTGGAAATGGGCAAGCTTGGAAGCATGCGTGAAATTGAATTAACAGATATGCGGAGCGTGCTGCACTTCATGATCGAATATCCGATCTTCAAAAATGAAGATGTGCATCAAGCCTACGTTGTCTTTGGCGATGAAACGAATTTTGCATAATGACCGAAGCTGCTGAAAAACTCTCTGGAAGACTAGGAATAGACACCACCGATTTCAAAACGGGTATCCGTGAAGCGAATCGGGAACTTCGTGTTTTGGAGAGTTCCTTCAAAGCGAGTGCTGCCTCGCTTGGAGATTGGTCAAAGGATGCCGCAGGGCTGGAGATGCGTATTAAGTCGCTAACCAGCCAAATTGAGATACAAAGGCTCAAGGTAGCAGCGCTGCAGGAAAATTACGAAAAGATTGCCCGTGAACAGGGTGAGAATAGCAAGGCTGCCAAGGAAGCCCAGATTGCCTGGAACAAACAAGCAGAAGTTCTTGGCAAGATGGAGAGGGAGCTGGGGCAAACTGAGAAAGCGTTGGTTGATGTAACCAACGAAACAAAAGATGCTGAAAGCGCAACGAATAAACTCGGCAGGTCGCAAGATAAAACGACTGGTTCGACCAGTCGCATGTCCCTAGCTCTTGGTGGCCTTGGAAAGATGGCTGGCGCTACTGTTGGTGCGTTGGCAAATCTCACTAGGCGGGTGGCCAGCATGGCTGTTGGTCTTGCGGTAAGTGCTGCCAAAATAGCAGCTGCAACAGCAGTGGCAACAGGTGAGTTGCTTGCCTCCACAATTGGACCCGCATCCGATCTAAACGAAACCCTGTCGAAATCAGAGGTTGTCTTCGCCAGCATGTCGGAAGCTGTGATCAAGAATTCAAAGGCAGCTGCCACCGAGATGGGTATTGGTCAAAAAGCCTATCTCGATTATGCCTCTGCGATCGGTGCAGCGCTTACCGCTGGCGGTATGGGTATTCAGGATGCAACCAGGCTCTCAGAACGTGCCGTCGAACATTTTGCAGACCTGGCAAGTTTCCACAATGCTGAAGTGCAAGATGTAGCTGAGTCTTGGCAATCAGCGATCCGTGGCTCGTATGAACCGATCCAGAAATACTTCCCGTTCATCACGAACGAATACCTCAAAACGTATGGGACAGCAAAAGGTTTGATTGATGAGAATACTCAAACCCTGACAGCCAACCAACGCGCCATTATTCTCAATGCCATTGCCTTGGATAGTAAGCTCAACCCTGCACTGGGCGATTTTGCGCGTACATCAGATGGTTTATCGAACCAGCAGCGCATTCTGGCTGCTCAGGTTGAGAATGCCAAGACAAAGATAGGGTCCGGCTTGTTGCCGGTGGTGACCAAACTTGTAACTGCGCTCAATATGTTTCTGGCAAGCGAAACAGCACAAGCTGGTTTAGATAAGATCAAAACTACGCTTGAAGGGTTTGGTAACACACTGGGCACGTTGCTGGATTCATTTGAGGGTAAGGATTTTGATCTGGCTACCTTCATCGGTGGTTTGTTTGGGGGACTGGACACAAAGTTAAACCTCGTCGATTTTGGTTTAAATATCGTCAACTCCATTGTTGACTCAATCATCGCCAGTGTTCCGAATATCCTCCCTGCTGCACTTGGGATCCTGCAAAAGTTGGTCGAATTCCTTACGCAGGGCTTGCCAGCTTTGGTGACAACTGCCATACCCATGCTGCTCTCGCTGATCACAGGCATTGTGGAAGCGTTGCCAATGCTCGTGGATGCTGCACTCCAGATCATACTTGCACTGGCAAATGGTTTGACGCTGGCATTACCGACGCTCCTGCCAACCATTGTGGGTGTCATTCTACAGATCGTGATGACGTTGCTGGAAAATCTGCCGATGATTATCGATGCTGCTTTGCAGCTGATCCTCGCGCTGGCTCGTGGCTTGATCGCCGCTTTACCTGTATTGTTGCCGATGATCCCCAAGATTGTCGAGGCAATATTAAAAGCGCTTGTACAGGCGCTTCCAATGTTGTTGATTGCTGCTATGGAACTGATCAAGATGCTGGTCTTTGGCATTCGTGATAATTTCCCGGTTCTATTTGACGCAGTTGTACAACTGATTAAAGTGCTGTTCAATTGGATGATCAGCGATATGCCTAAGATGTTCCAAACTGCCGGGAAGGCACTGATTACTGGTATTTGGCAGGGCATCAAGGAAAACATGCAGTGGCTGAAGGAAAACTTCGTCGGTGCGGTCATGAGCATGGTTGGATCCGTCAAAAAGGCGCTGGGAATCAATTCCCCGGCCACGTATCTGGCAGATGAAGTTGGTGAACACATGCCAACTGGGATTGGACAAGGCTTCGATAAGTCCATGCCCAAGATACGTCAGCACCTTGTGCGCTCCATGCTGGGACTGGCGAATGATCTCAAGACCACGATTGAAGTTCCCAAGGCGCTCACGGGTGGGGCTTCATTGGCCACAGTTGCAGCGGGAGCATCAGTCTCCATTGGCGATATTTACGTGGACGCACGTGGCGCCAAGGATCCCAAGTCTGTTGGCAATGCAGTGGGTGATTCATTGATTCATACTCTGCGATCAAAGGGAGTGATCTAATGCGAGCGCTGCGCTTTTTACAGTTCATGAGCATGCTGATCCTGACACCATTGTGGATTGTCCTCACTGCGGTGATGGCATTCCTAGATGTGGATTGGACATGGAAACTGATCGGCGATATGGCTGAAAGGGCTGGGTATCACCGCCATGTATAGACTCATACGATTTGGGCAGGTCGAGCTCGAACACTACAACCAGGTGGACGTCATAGGGTCCGGCGCTACGCCGACCGCTTATCAGATGTTGCCTGAGGGTGGCGCACTTGACCTGTTCGGCAGCCTGCAGAAACACCCTGGCACCGTTGAGCGGTCAAAAACCCTGCGTTTGCGTGGAACATCCGAGCAGGAGATCGAGCAGGCGTACTTCGGACTGCTTGCTCTACGCGGCACACGTCAGCGTTTGTATCGCCGCACAACTACAGGTGATATCCATTGGATTTATGCGCGACTGGTGGAGGTTGCTGCTGTTCGAAGCTATGAGCAGACCAAATACCGCACAGTTCAGGACGTTGAATTGCGCTTTGTTACGCAAGAGGCATTCTGGCATGGTGACCTTGGTGGCGCGTGGTATTTCGATAGTGGTGAGAAATTTGATGATGGTCTTGCGTTTGATAGTAGCCAAACATATGACCTTGTCAGTTCTCCCACAGTATTCACGATCTCGATCGGTGAGGATGCAGGGCGGACCGCTACTCGGGCTGCATTGCTGCGTGTCACTGCGGGATCATCAGCCATCACTTCGATCAGTATTGTCCGCAGTGGGGGAGAGTCTCTCACGTTTGGTGGCACGATCGCAGCAGGTGAAGACCTGCTCATCAATACAGGCACGATGCAAGTCACCAATGATGGTGTCGATGCCTACAACGACCTCACGTTATCGCCGACCGCCAACCTCGCTTCATGGTTTGCACTTGAGCCTGGGGATAACGAGATCACTGTCACCCTCAGTGGTGGAGGAACAGGCTCGACAATTGATTTCAGCTATTACGAGGCTTGGTTCTAATGGTTAGTAACTTTTGGGTTGATATCGAGAATGGCAGCAGTGCCCGTGTTGGTGCAGGCCCGCTGCGAGCTTCGCAGTTCAGCTATCGTTCTCGCTTGTCTGCAAGCGGCGATTTTACGTTTATTGTCTCGGCGGCAGACCCCAACCTGGCTGCGCTTGCCGAGAAAAGAGTGGCAGTATGCAGGTATGTTGACCGAAACGGCGACATGCAGACCTTTGGTAGTGGCGTCATCGACAAGGTCACACGCACGATTGCAGATGATGGCAGTATGGTCATTACGGTGTCTGGCAATGCCCTGGTACGGGAATTGTCATATCGCTCGGTTGGCTTGCTCGACCTGTCTGGCATAGGTGGTGCAGGAGTCCTCGATGCTCCCGATCAAATTATGGCGTTCGCGCCTGCTGGCTGGTCGATTGATAGCGGAGAGACTGCAACCAGCGTGTATGCAGGTTTCGATGGAGAGTCTGTGCTTCATGCCCTGACCCGAGTGGGGGAGCACATCGGTGAGCACTGGCGGCTTGGTACGGGCCGCAGCGTGGAGTGGTTGGGACCCGCCTCTGTTTTTATCGCGTCAGGGGTGCGAGCTGTGCAGCATGTCAACGATCCTGTTTCTGCGGAAACGGTCGGGAATATTGCCTTGATCACTACCCTCGAGGAGGAGAGTGATGCAGCTGACCTGATCACTCGAGTTATCCCGCGTGGATCGGGCAACGGTGGTGTGGTGCTCACACTGGCACCCGCAACAGACACAGCCCCCAGTGGCTACACCCTGGACTTGGTCAATAACTATGTCAAGCGGGATGATGCAGAAGCTACCTATGGGCGTATCGAGCGCGTGCTTGATTATAAAGAGATAGGACCCATCAGCAACACCACGCCAGATGTGCAGGCAGCTGCCAATATGCTGCTGCAGGCCTCAGTGGAGCATTTGAGGCGCTATGGATCGCCGCAGAAGTTTTACCGTGTGGGATTGGCGAACGTCAATCAGGTGCTGAAGCCAGGCACAAGCCTGCACTGTGTATATCGCAGCCTGTTGGACGGGCACGTGGTCTACGACCTCGATGCAGAGTTCAATCTTCTTGAGGTCGATAGTCAGATATCGGAGATGGGCATCGAGACAACCTCTGTGTTGATCTCCACCATTGACCGCCTGCCCCAATCTGACTCAGAGTATCTGGCGCAGCAGGCTATGCAAGCAAGAGTCTTGAGCGCACACCAGCAGCTTGGCGCCAGTGTGGATACATTTACCTATCGCGACGAACTGGATAACAGCAAGGGTGCATCCTTCCGCTGTTGGCTTGGTGATGAGTACACATCTATCCAGCGAGCTGTAATGCGTTTTCGTATTCAGCCGCTTCGAAGCACGGTCAAGAGTGTGGCGGGTCAAAGTACCACTACATCCAGTGGCGGTGGATCAACCAGCGGGAGTGGTGGCGCAGCTACGCCAACAACAAACGCCACCCCGCACGGACATGCAATATCTGTGATCAATGGCGTTGTTGGTAAACAAGTTTATTTCGACGGTTTGTTCTTCAGGTCGGCCGCAGCAACGGGAACCGCGCAAACGCAAACGGAATTGCCTGCTGGCGGTCATACTCATAACGTATCCGTGCCTGCACACACACACACCACGCCAAATCATACTCATGATCTAACGCCAAATATAACGATGGCGCATGGCATCTACGAAGAGTCGTCTGGTAACACGCTGGCATTGAGTAATCTGGTAATCAAACTTAACGGTGGCGCAGATCTGCGTGCAAGTGCCGTCAGCCTCGGGGAAGGATGGTACGAGATCGACATCACAGACGAGCTGGTTGATTCGGTTTTCAGGCCGAGCCAGGAAAACAACGAAATTGCAATCACAACTGCTGTGGCCAAAACCGCACGGATCGAAGCACAGATCACGATCCGCGGTGTGGTGCAGGCGGTTGCTTATGGATAAGGAGTTGCTATGAAAAAAGTATCACTGAAAGTATTGTTAATTCTATTCTTTGCCTTGGCATTATCAGCATGTTTGCCAAAAGGCGATACCTGCCAGAGTATCGAGGTGCAAACACGCATCGAGGTCTACACTGAAGCCGCCCAGGCTACCAATTACATTGCCGACCTGCAGCCTGGTGATATTTTGTATATCTGCGGAGAATAATTATGACGACAAATCATCACACACCCATCCCGTCCAGCCCGCCGCAGCCTGCCAATGCAGCAACGGTCAATGGACCGCTTGGGGAACTGGATGCCCAACTCACTAATCATGAAGCCCGCATTGTAGTGCTTGAAGGCGATTCGCCAGATTACAACGGCAATGCAGCTGAATTCCTGAATGGTCAGGGTAATTTTGCTGTGCCTGCAGGGACGGGCGATACTAATGGCCATGTTATCCAGGAGGAGGGCGTAGATCTGCCGCAGCGTGCTAAGCTAAATTTCATTGGTGGTGGTGTCACTGTCACGGATGAGCTTGGTGGGACACAGGTGCAAATCGATGGGGGATCCATCGAAGATGGAGACAAAGGTGACATCACAGTTTCAGGCAGCGGTGCAACTTGGACAATCAACAATGGTGCGGTGTCTGCAGCCAAACTTGGTGATTCAGCCGTAGAAACTGCAAAGATCAATGATGCTGCTGTTACATTGGCAAAACTTGTACCCGCAACAGGTCAATATAAGTTGCTTGCAAGATTATCAAGCGGCGCTGGCGCTTTTGAAGAGCTGACCGCTTCAGCCAATGTATTCTCGATGCTGCAAGCAGCAAGCTATGCGGCGATCCGCACCCTGCTTGGATTGGTGATCGGCACCAATGTGCAGGCATGGAACGTTGCTTTAGATACATGGGCAGGTAAAACAGCGCCGAGCGGTACCGTTGTAGGGACATCTGACACTCAGACGCTGACAAATAAACGGATAAACCCAAGAGTCTCAGAAGAGGCGTCGTCAGCAACACCTACAATAAACACCGACAATGTCGATGCACACAGCATCACTGCTCTCGCTGCCGCCATTACGAGCATGACAACAAATCTATCTGGAACGCCTGTCAACTTCCAGAAATTGATCATCCGCATCAAAGACAATGGCACGGCTCGAACAATCACGTGGGGCGCGTCCTTCGAGGCGAAAGGCGCAGCACTTCCAACCACAACGGTTATCAGTAAGGTCTTAACCGTTGGGTTCGTCTATGACACTGTCACCAGTAAGTGGGGATGTGTGGCATCGGCGCAGTAGACTTAGTATGGCAGTCGATGATGAAAATACAGTAG